ATATCTCGAACAGCCTGAAGAATATTAGCCTTCGTCAGCCGCGTCTGAGGCATCTTGCGTCTCCGTATTCTTCAACTTGGAGCGCAGGTGCCCAGCACAATACTGGGTTCCTTTCGCTCGGACCGCTTCGCAAGTATCATCATTCGCAGAACACTTGTTCCCTCGCCCAACATACGGGGCGGATGGCGGAGCGATACGAGCGTTTTCAACATGAGCCAACCGTGCCTCGTAGGCAGGTCGACCATACAAAGAGTATGCGTGTACAGCACCCTGAGGAACAGACATTAGAACTTAACAGTCCGTCCCTTAGCCCCACGGCCACCCGTCTTGGCTGTAACCTTGGAAACCCTCTGGGGTCCCTTCGCGGCCGTCGTGACGGCACGAGCGGTAGCACCACCGGCAGTCGAACCGCGAGCCACACTAGAAGGACGAACGCCACCCGTAGACGGCGGAGCCAAAGGCTCGCTACCGAGGGCACGGCCAGGAGTGGTCGCAGGCTTAGACAAGTAGGGTGCCGGTGTGGTAATTCCAGATGACTTGAATCCACCGGGGTCAGAACTAGAAATCGTTCCAGCGACATTCTTTACAACGTTAGCGGACTTGGCGCGCTCAGCAGGAGTGCGCCCCAATGTTCCCTGAACAACGCCAGTTGAAAGATTAACGTCGAATCTTGAAATCTGACCATTCCCCATTTCGATGGCAGGACGGCTAACAGTCGGACGGGCGGCTACCGGCCGCGGAGTTGAACCAGAAGATGAACCTTTAATCGCCATTATTGTCTCCTACTTCTTCCTAGTTCCAGTAGCCTTGCCGGTGCGTCGGGGAACGCCACGCAAAGAATCGTATGCGCCCCAAGGAGTGTCCGACTTCTTCTTGGCATCCGACTTCTTCTTGGCGTCAACCTTCTTGGCCGAAGATGGCTTCCAGCCGACTTCGGCGGCATCAGCAAATCCGGCTTTAGCGGACACGCCACTGCGGGTCACGGGAACGGGCTTCTTCTTTGCGGCCATGATATCTCCTAAACTAGGCTCCTACTAGGGGATTTTCGTTCGCATAAAAGAATAACCCCCCACCGGCATGTTCCGCCAGTGGGGGGTTATTCGCCGTTTATCAGGCTGTCTTGCCCGTCAACTTGCCCTGCTTCTTAGCGTTACGGACCGTGAGGTTACCGTAGCACATAATCAGCGCGTAGCGTGCATCCAGGTTCTCCGGACGGACGAAATCCGTCTGGGCGAACCACTTGCCGGTGTGACCGACCAGCGTGAGGTACTTCGAGTTGAGGAAGTACACGACACCAGCGGTACAGTGAACGTCGTAAGCCACCGGAGCGGCCTTGAACAGCAGGTTCTGGAAACCAGCATCTGCGGTCTTGGTGTCGGTGTAACGCAACTGCGGCTGGAGAAGCGACTCGTACTTCTCAAACAGGGTCTGGGTCGTGAGCACCATGTCGGGGTGGTCGTTGCCGACCGACACCGAGTTGTATGCGGTGGACATCTGGGCAAGCGTCAGTGCGCCAGCAGTGTTCTCCTCATACGAGCGCCAGAACTCGTTACCGGCGGTGGCGCGGTTGATGCCACCAACAGTTCCGCTAGCCTCAACGAGGTTACCGAGACCGTTCCAGTTCTTGCCCGAGTTGCCGGTGCCGTCACCAAAGAACATCTGGTTGAAGCCTTCCTTCATCGACTCCTCAGCCTGCATAATCTTGGCTTCGAGAAGGTTGATGATAGCCTGCTCACCATTGTTCTTGGCCTCTTCGATACCCGAGATAGCGATAGAAGCGGCGTACTGCTTCCATTCGAACTCGGCGGCCGAGATGCCTTCCTGGGCCGTGAGGCTCAGGGTGTCGTAACCGGAGTACGAACCAACAGTGTCGTTGGTGCCGTAAATCAGCGGCTCCACAATCTTGGTGCCACCGTCAACCATGCGGATGCGTCCCTTGTCCGTGAGGAAGTAGGTAAGCGGGCGGGCGGTGAAAATGTTGTCCGTCAACTGGTCGCGGTAATTCGCAAGCGTAGTTGACAGAAGTGCGTCGAAACTAGCGTTTCCTGCCATTTGGTTTTCTCCTAACTAGAAAAATTGTTGATTAGTTAACTACATCCCAGCCTGACGTTTGGCCGCTAGCCAAGCGTCCTGGACACTAGAGATGCGCCCCACGGGTTCAGTCCCACTACCATTAGCGGACGCTCCACCGGCCACAAACGCGGCCTGACGTTTCGCATCCTCAACAGCCCTTTCCTTGTCGCTCATCACCTGAGTTGCCTGACGATATGTCTGGACTTCTCGCATCAACTTATCGTAAGCCATCTGCTTGTATACGGCTTCCAAATTGTCGGTGCCCGCCTGGAGGGCGGAAGTAATGACCTCAATAGGATTGAAGTCTGGGTATTGAGTTTGCAACCGTGACACTTCGCGCTCTAGTTCCTGCTGAGCCTGGAGTTGTTCAAATGATTGAATCTTCTGATTCAACTCCCACACCTGACGTTCCAACGGGTCAGCGAACTCCGGTTCCTGATAAGCCGGTTCCTGGTTGGCGAACGGCTGGTTCGCTCCATAATGGCGGCTAAGGACTTCTAGAGTTCCCCGTGGGTCACGCTCAAGTGCTTCAGCAATCGTAGCGGCACGCTGTAGGTTTTCACGCTGGGCCGACAGTTCCTGGGTCTTGCGGGTATAATCCGCTTGACGCTGGTATCCTGACACCGCTTCCTTGAGCGGCACATCCAGTTCCTCGCCATCAACCTTAACCTTGACGTACTTGTCGCCAAAAGAATCAAAGTCAACGTACTCGTAACTGGGCGCCTCACTAGTGGCGGTTTCCCCAACTTCTGCGGTGGCCGCTTGTCCCGAATCGGGGGCCGACACCTCAGCATTAAATTGTTCCACAATATCTCCTAGATATGAGAGTCCGTAATGGTTGCTCTATTAAGGGGTATGCCGTTCGCTAGATAATGGGTGGGAGTGCGCCGCCAGGAGGCATCGGCGCGCCACCCCCACCCTGAGCCAGCAATGCCGCCAATACCTCGGGCGGCAAATCTGCTGGCAAACCAGAACCCGGACCAACAGCACCCATCGGCATCGGAGGCATTCCGGCCATCCCAGGTCCGACTAGTTCTGCTGGCATCGGTTCAGACGGAGGTCCGCCCGGCGCGGGCATCGGCGCCGGAGGTTCCGGCTGGGCAATAAATGCTTCAGGGTTCTTGATACCAAAACCAACCTGGAGTACATATGCGGCGAACTTGGTCATATCGATAACCCCGGCACTGGCAAAGGGGGCCAAGGCTTGAATCATTTCCGCTGTTTGGGCACGCTGGAATGATTCGTTATGCGGTCGGGTAGACCCGCCCACAACATCAAAGTCGAACTCGCCCGTGATATAATCACGGTCATACTTAATCCATAGCGGTTCCCCGTCTTTACCCATGATTCGGGCTACAGACTCCCCAGTTAGGAACTGTTGAGTTAAACCGAGTAGGCGCCTAGCGACGTTTCCAATAGCAAGTTCGATGGTTGCTAGTTTATCTGCAGTGCGTGCGTTGGCGGCGTCTGCCACCAAACCCACTTCAGTTGCGGTACGACGGATTTCGGATACAGACCCGCGCATAAACTCGGACACACCACTAATTAGGTTAATGTCTTGTTCGATTTGTGACGATTGGTTGTAGAACTCGGGCGGGTTAATCAGTGCGGGGAATGGGGCAACAACGTCACCCAAAGGCACGTCACCGACAACAGGAACCATTACGTTATCGTCGTCGGATTCCATGGCCGCACGGCCATTGGAATCAATGGCTGATTCGCGGAATAGATACTTGCGTGCGTACCGCTTACGGTGGTTCATCATCTGCGTACGGGTAGCATTTAGTTCTCGCTGTAGCGGCTCGATACTTTCTAGGTCGCCCAGCGGATAGAAATGGTCCGGAACATCGTAGTTGCGAATCATCACGAATGGATGGCCGAAAGCGTATGGCATCTTGGTCGGTTTAATCAGGAAGTTATCTCCCGATTCCGCGAACACAGATACAGTTTGGTTGCGCATATCGTAGAACTCGTACACGTCTGCGTATCCTTCGTCCTTGTCGTGGACCTTGCGATGTGCAGGTTCACCCGAAGTATAACGAGAGAAAGATACAGGCGAAATGTCCTCTCGGACATTGCGATTGTATCGTTTGTCGGTGCGAATATCCTTGATTGGACGACGGACCCGATGACAAATCCATTTAATATTGTCCATGTTGGTTGCGTCCGGGTCGATGTATACGTCGAACGGGGATACACGTTCCACAAAAGGCGCATCTTCTAGCACATTATAGGTAGTCGACGCAACGTTCTCTGGAACATTCGGGTCCGAAACATCTTCATCTGTGCCGATGCGTTCCTCTTCGACATAACGGTAACCGACCTTCAACCAACCATGACCAACAATAAGGAAGTCTTTAACTGCGGTACGGAACTGGTCTTTGATGTTGCGATGTCGCCACCAATAATTAACCACTGCTTCAGCGATAGTGGCATTCGCGCCGTTTTCTGGATGAACCGCGTTCACGGTAATTTTCGGGAAGTTTACCGAAATTGACGGGTAGATGACGTTAATTGTAGAGAACGCCATGTTAACAAGGATGCGGTCCTCGTCGGTGAAATACTCGTAGTGGCGTCCCTTATATAGGTCAATTAGACGACGCCATGTGTCGTCGAATGATTCTTCTTTCCGCCACTTTTTAGACGCATCAATTTTTTTTCGATAGCGTGCCAAATAGTCCGAGTTAGAGGGTCGTGCCATCTTCTGCCTTCCATACCTGGGCGGCTCGTGCCAGCCAGTTCCATACAGCCACAAGACCGGCAATACCGGCGGCCTTAAAGAACGAGATGTCAAACACCATCGTTGTTAGCGGTGAGGCCGTGGCCCCCGCAATAAACGTAGCAACACCACGTTTGAATGCGTCACGGTAATCCATCACAATCCTTCTTTCAAATGATAATCAATATGGTCATCAAGACGGTTATCTATATGGTCGACTTTGGATTCAATCCTAAGGAGAACCTTCTGGTTTTCGGCATGTTGGATAGTGTTCCTTTTGTCGAATCTAGTTAGCCCCCACATTAGTGGCCCGCCAATCAAAGCAACAACAATGGGAACCCACCACATATATTACACCCAACGATTCCCGACAGGCTGGGCATCGATACCAGCAGACTTCGCTTGGGCGACCTGGAGGTCCTGACGTTCCTTAATGGTCGGACCGTGGAAGTCCTCTTTGCCATGGGTGAATCCCATACGGATAGTCCTTAGATGACAGCCGAAACAAACCGCCCCACGTCGGGGCAGTTCCTCATCAAACTCGAATGACTTTCCGCATGTTTCGCACGCAATATTTCCCATACCAATAGGATAACCGTTCGTTAACGGGCAATACCCGCGCCATGCCGAACATTATAGGCGCCAATCGGCTGATTCTTCGGAGGTTTCTCCTGGATAATGAACTGTTCCCACCATACCAAAGTATTCCTAGGAATGACCTCACCCACATAATATTCTGGCAACCAAACAAACTTCAACATCTGATTGGCGATAGCCAAGGAGATTACCCGGTCATCATGGGGAGAACCAGACATTTTCCCGTTCTCTTTACGGACAAACGTCCTAAGTTCGCCAATCGTGTATTCGCAACATATATCCAAATCCTCACCACGGATAGCCGCACTGAGTTCGTCAATCATCAACGGCTTAGAAGAAGCCGTGGTGCGCCAACCCAGAATCTCTGTTGGAACCGGGCGAGCGGACGCCAAGCGACGTTGCCTATAGATATTCCTGTAGCCGTATCGTTGCAAAGCCTTCAGGGTTGTTAGGCCGTGGTTGTTGTTTTCGACTCCAACCAAAGCGGAGTTGTACATCCATCCAATTTCGCCCAACATCTCACCGAACAAGTCCGGTTCGATGCGCCCATGCCAATGGGCGGCGACCAACCCAGTTTTAGCGTTAATCACATGAGCCGAACTATAGTCACCATGCGCCAAACCCTCGGCAACGTCTGCACCCACCACGTACACGCTGTCGGGTTCCGGAAACTCCCAGACACGGAACGGGCCATCCTCATATTCTTTAAAGTTCGCCTCACCACTAGAAGGCTCAACCACTAGGGAACCGACCAAAGGTTGGGATGCCAACAACCCGTTAATAATATCTAGGTCGAATACAGGATTGCCGGACTTGATGAACGCTTCGTCTGGGGAACGTGGATATTCCTGATGTAACTGCCAGTCCGGCAGTGTGCGTTTCTTTACCTCGTACCAATCTTGGTTTCTGTCCCCTGCGTCCCATGCCCAAAACACACCGCGGAACATATTGGTTCCCGTTTGGGAACCAACCCATAGTTTATGAAAAAAGTTGCCCGACCCATTAGCAGTACTCAGGCAGATGACGCGACCGCCCACGTCCGCAATAGGTTCAATGGATGCCCACGCCTCATCGGGGTTCGGCAAGAACGCCATCTCGTCCACAATCACCAGATACACTGATTCACCACGAGCAGGGTCATTCGATGACGGCAACGACTCAATAGCAGACTCGTTATCAAACACCATCTTCAACTGGTGGTCCGTCAACAATCTTGGTCCGCGTTCCCGCATCCACCCCGGCATCCAACGATACCCATACTTAGACTTCTGGAGTAGTTTCATGGCCTCACGCTCAGTTCTACTGAGCATGATGACGAAACGGTCCGGGCGGAAAAACACTAGCCAGAAAGCGTATGCGGCCGCCAGAGTGGAGAACCCAATCTGGCGTGCCTTGAGGACAACACTATAGCGGTTCTCTAGCCATGCGCGTACGGTTTCGCGTTGCGCTTCACGCATTTCGAACATGATGCGTCCGCGTTCGGGGTGTTTGATTGCCCAATAGTTCTCACAGAAATGTGTGAACGCATTCAATAGTTCTTCTGTTGTGGCCTCGTTGGGGCCGCGACATAAACGCCATTCGCGTTCATGTACCAGTTCATTTAGTTCCACAAATCACCCGCGGGTATAGTACGGCTTTCGATTAGACCAGTACGGTCGGAGAATCATTTTGCCAAGGCTGGGCTGTCCCTTGTTAACCCACAACGCCACATCCAGTGTCCCGTTTCCTGAACCGCTAGCAGTGCGGCGTTGGCGCACAAATACTGCCGCAGAACTAGTACCGCTAGAAGATGCTGTCCGGATATGCGAACGTGACCCGTACGCATGGTCAGACGATACGGCGGCGGATACAATAGAGCGGAACACGGTGCGCAGACCGATGGCGGTATCGCCTGCGGTTGCACCACCCGAACCTTCAGCCTGTTTGGGTACTGTACGCAACCATATATTCGAAGAAGAACTAGTGCCACTAGAAGATGCATCGCTAAGAGCAATTCGCACTCTGACGCTAGTGGAGAATGATGTTCCAGTTCCGTTGGCTGTGCGAACTTGGTAACCTTCGTATGCCCAATCCACGGAATCATAGGTAATTGTTGCTTCATCATACTGGTTGTTGGGGTCCCACGTGGACCATCCACCATCGGATGAACCGGATGTTCCCGAACCGGTAGCGGTTCGGTGAATGCCGCCAATATAGGTATAATCGGTAGCGTTATACGAAACTAGGGAATCGTCGTAAGTGGGCATTTTTATTCGCCCAAAGTATTGTAGTATTCAACTCCGTCGTTATTGAACCAACCGCCAGATTTCACAAAGTACTCAGCGGGCCGACTGCCCATAATGTTTGGCAAAACTTCCCGAAGTGAGGGGTCCATGTTGGGCATGATGAACTTGTGGGGGTTTTCCCAAGAATCATCCAATGCTTCCTGGAAATAGGGCAACCACCTATGTCCGCGATACGCGGGTTCAATCAACATGAACATCAGGAATGTCGCATCCTCGACATTCCGCCAGTCAACATAACCAACCTTTTCACCGTCGTTGTATACGGTCGTGCGATGCACGACAATAGACGGGTCGTCTGGGTAATAAACCAGCGGGCTAGGTTCCTGTTCGTGCGTCACACCCATGTGAAGGGTTCTCCAATTTCATTCTCGGGGGCCGTAATTGTCACAAGAACAGTCTCCGCCCAACTTGGATTACCGGCTTTAGCAAAAAATTGCTCAGCCTTGATTTCCCCATCGGTCAATGGAAGGCCATTGCGTTGGTTGATTCCCGGAGTGAAATATTCCGAACCGTCGGGAAGCCGCTTATTCCATGGCTTAGATGGGGCGGGCAAAAATACATCAGTATCTTCAACATATAGAGAACCAACACCTGGATAGATTCCACGGAAGTTGGCATTATATGAACACTGAACCCAACGTCCAGGTTTAATGTTGGCGCAATAGGTTGCGCCAATCGTTTCAGATTCCTGCCCGTTTTCGTCAAGAATGTTTTGGTTATCGACGACAATAACTTCTTGAACGGTATTTGTTTCGTCAACTAATGCGAAGTGTGCCACATCAACCTGCTATTACTGAATCTTTGAGAAAACGAATGATGATAATTCCCGACCCACCCGGCGCGGCGGGCCCGTAGTCTTGGCCTGAGTTGCCACCACCACCACCGCCGGTATTTGCCGCTCCCGCAACTGCGGTGTTTCCACCGCCGCCGAGACCACCGGAGGCGACTTCGCCGAACGCTCCGCCTGCCCCACCGCCACCGTAATAAATGTTGGTTCCATCCCAGTAATTATTTGTTGCACCAATTCCGCCACCACCTGGAGTGTTGACAGATGGCGCACTGATTCCATTCCCACCGGCGCCTGGGCCTCCACCAAATGCCGCCGTAGCAAAAGAAAAAGTAAACGACCCGTACGTATAGCCATACGCGCCGTATGCGGAACCAGCCTGACCGGTTCCACCAGTCAAGTTAATGCTTCCACCGACAATGGAACTTGTTCCACCCCACTGGTTGTCGGCCGCTCCACCATTACCGACCGTAACTGTATAGTTTGCCGCAGTAAACATGGTATTAGTAAATGTGTACAGGGCGGAACCAGAACCACCGTATCCACCGCCGTAGCCCGTGCCGCAATCCTTAAAGCAGTATGTCCAAGTTCCGGTATAGCCACCCTGGCCGCCGTTCACCAAGAACACATCGCCTGCTACGGAACCAGTTAATCCCATCGTGGTAGTAGAATTAAACTTGAATGCGATATACGACCCGTACGTGTTCGATTCACTATAGCCGGTGACTACCGGCAGGCCGCCAGATGTCAAACCGACACCACGCGCCGAAGCCCCAGAAAAAGTTGTAAGAAGCGGCATTAAAACCTTCTCTTAAGCAAACTTGGTTTGTGATGCAAGAACGGTAAAAGTTGCTGCGGCTGTCTTGATAATCGTAAACGAGTAAACATCAATCGAGTTGGCATTCCCCGCTGATGGTGCGGTTCCACCCTGCCACTTGGGGGTGACGGCAACGCCGTCAACCTGGAACACCGTCGGTCGGTATGCCGTTGCACCATTCGTGACAGCAAACGCCACAGTAACCGAATCGCCAGTAACCAAAGAACTATCAAGCGTTGTGCTGGCATCACCACGGAAGTTGAAAGTCCAGTTAGCCGTTGCGGCAGTCGTGTAATACTTGGCCGACCCAGAAGCAATGTTAACATTCACCGTTCCAGTAGCGGCAGTAGCCGAAATATCCCACCGCTCTTCGGGAGCGATAATGACGGGAGCGGTCATAAAACGCAACCTGTAATCGATACTGGTGGTAACAGCAGAACCGTCAATGCCAACCTTCGCCTCTAGGGCTTCGATGGCGTCGTTCGCGTTATGGTGTTGTGCCGAGTGCGAAGGGTTGTTAAGAGCATCACCCGGTTGCGGGTTAGTCAAAACATCTAGACCTGCGGGAAAGTTAGTTGCCATTTAGTCCTCAGTCAATCGTCAAAGTCAAACTAGTGATTTGGAAGGTGTCGCCCGAAGCGACACTAGCGGACGACGACAATGCTCCCGTCCACAAACAGTTGCCCGCGCTTGAGGAATCCCATGCCGACCAATGGCTATAGGTTTCGGTTGCGGAAACGTTCGTCCATGTCACTGCGGCCGAACTAGCCATCGAGCCGCCGCTGGCGGCCGAAAAGGTTGCCAGTTGTCGTGATGTATTCGCCGCAGGGTTTGTCGTACCATCTTCACCGGGGGCGCCGAGGTGAAGTTTGATGTACACGTTGGGCACACTCAGAGAGGTGCCGCGAAGCGTGTTCAGCAGGGCGTCCTCCAAATAGTTCGAAATAGTCATTAATCAATCCTCGGGTCGTCGTGGTCGGGTTCTACTAGAGGCTGTTTCGTTCGTTTATCCACAGTACACCACGGACAACCCCTTAGGTTGGCCGGATATTCCTCTCCACACATAAGGCATTCGTTCGTTCTGAAGGAGGACAAACCAATCACACAGCCTGGGGAGGTTCAACCTTCCGTTTGGATTGATGTTCAGCAATCGATACAATCAACGCATCCAACTCGTCATCCGACAAATCAGACGCCTTGGAAGTATTGATAACGGTTTGCGGAGGCAATAGCCGGTTTGTAGCCTGGAGGTACAACTGGGCGGCCTTATTGTCGCCCTCAATGGCTTTCGCATACAACGAATCCAGAAGTCTCTGTGTGCGCTCAGGGGACCCCTGGATTTCGTTGACTCGCGCGTCCCACTGACGTTTGAACCAATCCTTCTTCTCCCACCGCCTCAGGGTCGTAGGGTCTACTCCGGTCTGGCGAGCGAACTCGGCTTGTGTCCGCGGGATGCGTTCCGAGGCTGGAGTCACCAGCCACTCCAGATATTGTTCCTGACGCGCATCCAGAAGGGGGGTGTTGTCTGCGCGCAAATCATTCTTCATATCATAGTGGCTGGCGTTCGGTCCCCACCAAACGAACGTTTGGGGGGACTATAGGGGGGTACTAGTTTTATTGGTACCAGGAACATGGAACCACGTTAGTGGTGACATGTTCCAATAATAAACAAGCGGCGCATACAGCCGGAACACAGTTAAGGAACAGAATATGAAGAAGGCTCCGGCCAAGAAGGTCCCGACCGATAAGAAGGTTAAGATGGGGACAAGTAAGCGTCACAGCGAGGGTTACGGTCCGTGGAAGCCGGTTGGTAATCCTGGGGCTGGTATCAGCCAGCGTAAGACTGTTTCGGATGCTATTCGTCGCGGCAAGGGGAAGTGACCGTGGCCGCTAAAAAGAAGGCAGTCCCCAAGGGTTTCCATAAAATGCCCAATGGCAAGATGATGAAGGGCAAGGCCCATAGCGAATCCGCTAAGCATGAGCGGACGGAATCCAAGGCTGAGAAGAAGGCCGAGTACGGCCCCAAGGCAAAATCCAAGGGCCGCAAGTAATGGCGGCCAAAAAGAAACATCGGGGTTTCAAGGCAGTCCAAAAAGAAATTGCCGCCAAACAGAATATTAGCATGGAACGTGCTGGCGCTATTTTGGCGGCAGGTGCGCGTAAAGCGTCACCCGCCGCTGTAAGGGCGAACCCACGTTTGAAGCGTGTTTCTGGAGTTACAAAGAAGTAATGGCCTATACTAAGCCAAAATTGCGTGAACGGATTCTGGCTGAAGTTAAAGCCGGGTCTGCCGGAGGTGGCCCCGGCAAATGGTCTGCTCGTAAAGCCCAAATTGTAGCCGACCGCTACGAGAAGGCAGGAGGCGGATACAGCGGGGGTAGGACATCGGCCCAAAAATCTTTGTCCAAGTGGACAAAAGAAGATTGGCGCACCAAGTCAGGTAAACCATCCACGCAAGGTCCCAACGCTAGCGGTGAACGGTATCTGCCAGCCAAAGCCATTAAATCCCTAAGTCCGGAGGAGTATCGTGCCACAACCCGCAAAAAACAAGAAGGCACCCGCCAAGGGAAACAGTTCGTCCCGAACACGACGAAAGCCCGCGAAGCAGGGCGGAAAGCAAGGAAGGCAAAGTAATGGCAAGCAAACCCGACCCGCGTCTAAAGCGTGTGGGTGTCAGCGGATATAACAAACCGAAACGCACCCCTAACCATCCCACCAAATCACATGTTGTTGTCGCCAAAGGACCAGGATGTGAGAACGGCAAAGTCATCCGATTCGGCCAACAAGGAGTCTCAGGCTCCCCCAAAAAGGCTGGAGAATCA